GCTGGTCCTGTCCTACAGGAAGATCTCCAGTTCGGGTAAACAAGTGGTCCATCACCTGCAAGTGAGGGTCACACTCTACACAGTGTAGCAAATTCCTTGAAGGCCTGCCTGAGCACGAGAACTCATATTGCTCCATTTCAGGCTTGTTCATGAAATTAGGCATTGCAGAATTGTATTGCGTTGCCATGACTACCGTCCCCAGTGCCGTATTCACTGAGTTGAGGGCGTCTGCTGAAGTTGAGACGAATTCAAAGACAAGTCCTTTGAACTTGTAACTTTGAAACATCGCAGCTATATTACTCAGCCAAGGAAAAGTTGTTGATGACCCTGGTTGGATGTTGAACACACGGGATTGGAAACCTATGCTCCCTGTGATGTCCCCCAAAAACTCTTTGTGTCTTATACGCACTTCCTTGGCCCCAGTATGCACTGTGGGCACACCAGTCGATCCATCCATTATGGAATTTGACTTAACTTCATAGTCACCCATTCCAAGAATCGTGGATCCCCAATCTCCTAGAGAAGACCCAATCTTTGACCCCATTGGTCCAAAGAATGAGCCCAAGGTACCGAGACCCCCCGTGAGGAGAGTCCTGCCTAGGCTACCTTTTGCATTGTTCTGTCGTGTTTTCTGTCCGCCTGCCGAGGCCGCAGGCTTTACTCTCTGTTTATTATTAGTCTTCGATTTCTTAGCAATTAGTAAGGTGCGGTGCTTGCTAGGCTTCCCACACTCTCTTGGTTTATTACTACCACCAAGCTGGCAACGGCTGTCCTACGGGAGGGTGTCGCAACTCACCCTTTCTGGATGTCCCTTAACTAATTCTCTAGTTAGATTCAACGTCATAATCTGACGCTCCGTCCACTTCTGCCATGTGATCCAACAAAGCACTTTTTAGGCTTTGTGAGCCCGTGAACGTCCAGGACTCAAATTCCTCCTCTAGAGGTTTTGGATCAAATCCATAAATCTTCTCGAACTGCGCATACACGCTATGGAGCTCAACTTCGATGGGTTCCGACAATCCCACTTTGAAGGGTGAGCTGAGCCGATCACGTGTAATAGCAACCCCTACCCGCTTGCTGACATGTCCCCTGCCTTCCATTATGCGTCTCAAGAAAGTGCCTAATACGGGAACGAAATCATAATTTCGCATACCGTGTGCAATTTCACCACAATAGGATGGCATATCCTCAGGGGACAAACTCTTGTCATGACAAACAAAGGTCTTTGCCATGACACGTCCTGGCTTGGGCCCAAGGACGTACTGTCCGTTGCCAATGTTCCAAAACCTCATGGAACAGTACTCAGCAAAGTCAGGATCAGGTCGCAACACACACTCGAGTTTATGGCCTAGGATGGTGACATACGCACTGAAACGATCCATGTTCCATGCCTCCAAGTCCTTGACGAATATCAAGTTGTCATCACCTAGTTGTATGAGCACAACATCATCTTGGTTGTACCCGTACTTCTTGCAATATCCAGCCACCATCATCATTCCACGCAAGGTATTGCCAAAGGATGTATTCCACAAACCACTACACATCTTTCCTTTATGGCTATACTTGACTCCAGAACAGGAACGTCCCGCTGTGATGAGTTTGGAACGCATGAGCTCACAAAAATCAGGAGAGAGTACTTTGCGATAATACAGCAGTTCAGCCTCCAAAGCCTCAATCTCTGTATGTCCGTCGTATCGACTGTAGTCCCCCTCGATGCAATGCCAACCAGTACCCACTAGATGGGAGAAAATCTCTCCGATCATTATCGCATTCATACCCCCAGTATAAATGAATTTCTGTTTGATGGCATCTTCAACAGTGGCCCAACGAGATTTGATAAACCTCTTGGTCCACGCATAATATTCTGGTGAAGCTTCGGCCAGTAACTCATCCGTATGTCCAGAGATGGCTCTGGGGTCACGCTTGTTTTCACTCTTCCCCACCAACCACTCTACCTTTACGAACATTTTGGAATTTGAGTTTCTGATATGATAAGTCCCGTTTACCAATTCGTATGCGGCCCTGATTTGATCCCTTCGTTTCTTAGGATATTTCTCAAGGAACGTTTCGAATTCGGTGTGAATATCACGCTTCTCATCATTGGCTGGAGCTGGGAACACATCAATGAGAGCCTCGGCAGCCTTACGCCACTCCAAAGCTCTTGATTCCGGATCACCAATAGCAGGCAACAACTGCCGGTGAGCTAAGGCTCTAACCTCATTGTGCGTGCAGGATCTTGGAATCCATATTGACTTCCCAGCGATTGTCACACCTACTGCATATTTGGACTCGACACACTTAGTAGTGTTGGGCAATTTGAGCGTGGCACCTGAATCGATGTCCTTATGCTCAAAGGTATCGCAACACCAGTCAGGCAAGTATTCCACGGTTTCCTCCGTGATGCCACTCACTTTCCTGTGTTGCCATAACAATGTGCCCCATAGCATCAATGTAATACCCACTAGCACCCCTGGCAAACCCAGAGCGTACAAGCCAAGTCCTATGGCAGCGCCACTCGCCACACTAGCCAGCAAGATATTCCTCATGCTGGTTAGTTGTGCGTCGAGCCAGTCGTAGACTACAAGTCGTAGTTGTGCCCAGTTTGATATTACTCGCTTACGAGTCCAATACACTTCTTTCACAATCCCCACTACTTTCAGCACACTGTCCTCGCTGAAGTCTTCCAACTTTTCCTTCTGCATCCATAACGGTACTTTAGCCAAGGCATTGGTTAATGTCTTGTCGGAGTACCCCGCGACCATAAAATGAAGAAGGGCTCGACCACGAATGCGGTCTAGGGGTCCTGCGACCACTGCAGACTTACCTCTGCGGATGGCCCAGATGGTCTCCTTTGAGATGGACGACCCGATTTCCTCAACGTCCACTGGCAACGTTTCGGCATTTTCAAGAACACAATCCAACACCCCCTTAACTGTGTCAGAATGGACCTCACTGGGAAAAGACTTTTCCTCCATGACCTCTGCTTCCTTCATCTTTTCCCTCAATGCATCGACCTCACCCTGAGATTCCAACAATGCATTGGCCAAATGATCTGCGACTACCTTGCCCGCGTTCATTTTGGACTTCTTCTTCCCTCCACTTCTACCCCCTTGTTTCTGAGAGGTCACCGCGCTACGGTGACTGGCCTTTGCTCCAGGTGCTGACTTATTAGCTTTACTTGTTTGAGAAGACATTTGTTTTCTTTAGTAATGCCAAAGGCTAGACGGCGAACGGACCGAACGATTTATTTTCACAACGGCGTGTTAGAGTCCAACAAACCCAGTCGCTCACATTCAGCTGGTTCCTAATGTGAGACCCACGTACAACGGGCACGTGAGAGACAATGTGCGAGACGAGTGACGCCAGGTTGCTATCCTGCTTATACTGCCTCCTTACTATTGCCTACAATTGGAAGTCAATGGAATCTTGAAATTCCCAACCAATTACTATTCTGCTTAGCGGCCTCAACCTTTTGGAGGTTGGTTGCTCTTGCACATGTTGTGTACCACCCGACAGCCTCTTGGCTAACGATGATAACAGGTTTCGTTCTCAGCACAAACCTGCCTACCGTGACGCACGGATACGCTCCCCTTAACG